GTAGAACAAATTAGAAATGTCGCTCAGTGCAGTGACCCGATCCAATGGTATGAAAAACATTGTGACCGTAAAGACACCCATGCCGATCAAAGTCCACCGTGCCATTCTAAGCTGCGCTAAGTGCTTTCTCAGCGCGTCTTCAGTTTCCCTAATCTCTTTGGCCTTAGACATTTCAGAGTCAGAAACAATTCCGTCTCCGTCCATGTCATAAGCATCGTACTTGGATTGATCTTCTAGCTTCTTTGCTGCCATTTCAATTTCCGATCTTTACCTCAAAACACTGCACCATAATTGTCGAACTTGTAACTAAAACTTTAGCATCGTCTTTAGCCTTCATGCATTCGATTTGGGTGTCATGCTGAGACAATTGGTGATATTTTAGAGTATTTTGAAAAAACTGCATCCAGAGCAAAAACCACATTTTACCATTTCCCTTGATGACGGCCAAAATAATAGAAGCCCGTAACGACACCAGCAGAGGCAACCAAAAATATAACCGAAGTAATTAAGAAGTTGATTGTGTTATCTATAAACTCTTGTTTTTTATACGCCTCTGCCTTGCGTATTCTTCGCATCTCTCCCTCAATAGCGAGCACTTCATCCCAAGCTGATGGTCCGTAAACCCATGATATATGGTCTTTTATTTCCTTTCTCATAGATTCCATCTTCTTTTTTTGGGCAAATATTTCAATCGCGCTGGCGGAATTATCTGACATCATGCGATACAAAGGTGGGTTTTTTAGTTTATCTTCAGCGTACTGGAAATCAGAAAAAGCAGACCCCCATTTCGCTAGGGTTCCGCTCATTTCTTGGATGTCTTTGCCAGCACTGATACCCTGTTTGAGAATATTAAATGCTGAAGTGGCAAGACCGACCGCTGTGATCGGATCAATCATTTTTTCAGCCCATTTTAGTCAGCACTGCTACCAAGAGTGCAATGATAAAGCCCGTTGTGCCAATCATGATCGCCTCAAGACGCTTAACCCTACCAAACAGATCTCGGAATTGAATTTTCATCTCTATTTGCATGGCGATTACCTCTTTCTGTATTTCATCGATGCGCTCATGTGCGCTGCTTACTGTTCTCTTATCCATATCATTTTTCCCCTTAGGAAATGTCATCTATTATTTCAACACTGATATATTCTGAGTTTGGGAAAGTCTCTATTTTCCCGTCAGCATAAGTCACTTGGAATTCGGCTTGATAAGAACCAATTGAGGAAGTGTCTCCAGCCACCCAATCGTATTGGATAACACCTGACCCCGCATCTATTACGGATACGCTACTATCAATTAAAATTGATAAACTTCCTATAGCTCTCATGTGAAATCTAACAGAAGCGCCGTCAAGGCTTATAGCATTATCAGTGCCATTAAGCAGGCTAACTCGCAAAGCCGGGACTGTATCGCCTTGTTTTATTCTAAAACTCATTTTAAGCCGCCTCGTTTCTATTTAAATTATATAACTCTATTAACAGCGTTTGCTAATGCGAGTACCGCTCTATTAGTTCTACTGCCTGTCTCAAAGCGCCCTACTCTGTTGTGGGTCATATTATTATTTTGACCAGTTAGCACAAATGACCCGGCTTGGTCTATCTTCAAGAATTCTCCCCAACCAACATTTTTTCCCTCTATGACGAAAACGCCAGCCCCAGCGGGTAAAGTTAGGATAGGATATAATTGAGCATCTTCAGTTGAAACTGAAAAGATACCCGTCTCAGCAGCCAATAATTCAGCTTCTGTAAGAGAAGCATCTTGACCAGTTAAAACAAAACCACCGGACCCTGCGGTAATGTAAAACCGAGCTTTAATAGCAGCGGTTTCTGTATCAAAGTTAAAGATACCAGTTTCTGCAATAAAGTTATCACTTACATCTAGGTCAACTTGTTGGCCCGTTATTGAGAATATACCAGCGTCCGCAGTTATTATTTTGCTTGCGTTGAAAACAACGTCTTGTCCGGTTGCACTGAAATATCCAGTTTCGGCTATGATGCTTGTATTAGTATCAGTGTCAGTAAATGTAAGAACAAATTCACCAGCATTTACTTCAAAAACCTCATGCGTATTAAACTGAATATCTTGCCCGGTTAATCCGAATACACCAACGTCACCTTCAATTATTTCATTATTATTAAAAGAAGCATCTTGCCCAGTTAAATTGAAATATCCAGTTTCGGCTATGATGCTTGTATCAGTATCAATATCAGGGAATGTAAGAACAAATTCACCAGCATCAACTGCAAACCCATATCCTCGGTTAAATGCGTTTTGCTGTCCAGTTAAGGTAAATGTTCCGGTTGCTGCCTGCACATCTCGAACCAGCAATAATTCCGCATCTTGACCCGTAATATTGAATATTCCAGCATCAGTGAGAATTATTTTCTTGCTAGTATTTAGGTTAGCTGCTTGACCAGTTAACGCTAATGCGCCTTCCCCAACAAACATTGAAATGCTAAATACGCTATTCTGACCCGCAATTGAAAAACTTCCTTCATCAGAAACCAGAGGGAAGTTTACGCCGATTGACTGACCTTCAAGAATAAATTCGCCTGATAATGCTACCTTGCGAGTATTGTCTGTCACTAGCTGTGGTGCAATGATGAACGTGCCTTGACGCGCATCTATGCTATAAGAATTTTGGAAATCAATATCTTGACCGGATACCGCAAAAGACCCTGCGTCCGCTGGTTTAATAACAACTAATTCAGCGTCTTGAGCAGTATAGGTAAATATACCTGTGCCAATTATTTCACTGGTAATGAAAGCTGCATCTTGCCCAGAAAGAACAAAATATCCCGCACTCGCAGAAAGGGAATTTCCAACCGAGTCATCTCCAGTAGAAGCAATTGCACTAGAGGCTAAAGGTGAAAATCCAAGCATTTTTTAAACCCTCTAAATTAATTTATCTATCAGGCGGAGTTTAAGGCAGTCAATGCGTTCCAAATTCTAGTAGCTTCTGCCGCTGCATCAAATGCCTCAGTTGCGTCTGGATCATCATCCGTTGGCGCTAGGGATGTCCAGCTACCAGAGATTGAAGCAATGTATGTCTGAAGAGTTGACTTGCTGCCGAAAGATGTAAAATCGCCAGTTGCGTTATCCTCAGTAATGCCAACCATTAGGTTGTCACGCGGTGAAGCCTCAAGGTTATCAGCAACAACGCACAAGCCGTGCATACCATCGTTATGGAAACAGATAAAATCAGGGATAGTCCCGTCCGAGTTTAAGCGATATTTGCAAACTTCATGCGCCATCAGGCTTCTCCAATTGTTGTGTGTTGGTCAGGGATGTTTCGTCTAATATATCAAATCCACGGCTTTTTGCAAAGTCTCTTGGACAATGCGCCCATTTATCGGCGCAAGCCTCTAACCACTGCACCGTGTGGTGATGCTCTGGGACTTGGCCTTCTTTGATAATTTCGTTTTCCCAGTTAAGATATGACATAACTTCGAGCTGCGCCTGCGCTGCATTAATGCCAAGATCAAACAGGTAGATCATGTTGCCTTCGTCAATCACGCCGTTGCGTGGACGGGCAGAGTTTAGCGCCTGCTTAAGGCAAGTCATAATGTGGTATTTGACTTCCTCAAGCTCGTAGTCAGCCTCAGTCAACTCATCTTTTCCGATTTTTTTCATTAGGTTTTCGTACTGATTGCTAAAGAAGTTTAGCTTGCGGACAGCCGCCTCGACATAGCCGCGTGAGCTTGCGGCGGTAGCTTGTTTTTCGTTAATCTTGATCTCAATCAACTCATACTCAAGTTCGTCAGTCTCTTCTAACAGCTTGCGTTCTAGTTTCTTGAGCTTAACCTCGTCTTTCTTCATTTTAAAGTAAGCTTCTTGCAGAGCAGCCTTAGTTTTCTCAATCTCAGCAAGGCTATGCTTAACGGATCGGATAGGCGTAATTGCAGTTACATCCAGTGTGACAGACATCATCTGAGAGTGCGACTTGTAGAAGTTGCTGGACGCCTGCGCTATGGCAGGGGCTTTTTCTGCAATGTTAGCTAACATCGACTTATATTCAGGCTTTGCAGATGGAAGCTGAATGTTAAGGTCTACCGTAGCTAGTGCAGTTTCTTTTACTGTATCTTTGGGCATTACTGAAGTCCTCCATGACCATTAGAACAGCCGCTATAAAAACCAGTTTGAGTTAGGTCTCCAAAATCAGTGCCATTTCCTAGAGTTGCTATTGTTATCTTTTCCAATGAGTTTAAGTAATAACTGCCTCCGAATACTGCAAGTATATTATTTGAAGAACCAGACATTTGAATTCTTCTAGCCTCGGCTAAATCACCGAAATCAGAAGCATTTCCGGTTGTCGCGATTGTGATGTAATTTATTATGTTTGATATACCGGTGGTAGCTACTACCCCACCCACAAACAATCCTCTTGTATCAGAAGAGGCCCCACCCGGGTTATACGCAGAATAGGTGGTATCACCGAAATCAGTAGAATTTCCGGTTGTAGCTGTGGTGATGTAATCAATCGCGTTACTGTAATAAGGGCTACCAGCAAGGAAACCCGCCTTAAGGCAGCCCCTTGTAGGGGAAGCAAGCCCGGCGGGAGATGCCGATTGGGTTGCAATATCACCGAAATCAGTAGCGTTTCCGGTTGTCGCGAATGTGGTGTAATCCATCACGTTTGATCTACCGGAGGAAGGACTACCACTAGCCCAAACGCCCCTAGTTGAATTTCCAACAGAAGAAGGAGCCCAACGAGCAACGGTTAAATCGCCGAAGTCCGTTCCATTTCCAGCGGTCCCAAATGTGACGTATTCTATTACGGTGTTTACGCCACTTCCCCCAGAATCGCTTGCGCCAGCGAAAACTGCTCTAGTGCTAGAACCTTGTGCCGCCCATCCTCTTTGATACGAAAGCGATCCTGTACTTGTAGCATTACCAAGACTCGCAAAGTTTATTTGGTCTATAGTAGATGATCCAGAGGAAGGATATGCACCAGAAAACAATCCATACACAGTTGCTGAGGGAACAGGCCAAGAAGCGTTATTCTCATATTGAGTTGCTAGGTCCCATACACCTTGGAAATTGGGCATTATTGAAGTCCTCCGTGACCACTGGATGTACCAGTAACATTACATCCGACAGTCAAGTCTCCAAAATCAATGCCATTTCCTAAACTTGCTATCGTTACCTTTTCCATTGAGTTAACATCCACACCACCCGCAAATACTGCTATGGTACTATCTGAAGCGCCACTGTTATAATTTTGTCTCGCAACGGTCATATCGCCAAAATCAATAGCATTTCCGGTTGTCGCAATTGTAATGTAATCTATCTCGATTCTATAGGCGTAAGATGGAATTTTCATACCGCCTGCAAACAATCCTCTTGTACTGGAAGAAGCTCCCATTGGAGCATAATAGGTTGAGGTTGTATCTCCAAAATCAGTGGAATTTCCAGTTGTTGCAGTTGTGATGTATTCTAGAACATTAGTAGAACCAATCTTCATGACACCCCTTGTTGGAGAAGAAACCGCACCTGCATTACCTTCACCAGATAGTGCATCACCGAAATCAGTGGCATTTCCGGTTGACGCGATTGTGATGTAATCCAGCACGTTTGAGGAGGGGCCACTAACGGGAAAACCGCCGCAGAAAACAGCCCTAGTTTTATTTCCAACACAACCACCGGCCCAACGAGCAACGGTTAAATCGCCGAAGTCTACTCCATCCCCATTTGTAGCAAATGTTACATACTCTATGAGGTTAATACCAGCATTAGCTGAGTTTCTAAAGGAAGAAATAACTGCTCTAGTAGAAGAACCCTGTGCTGCAAATGCTCTTTGAACAGAAAGCTCACCCGTAAGAGTAGCATTCCCAAGGGAAGAAAAGTTAATTTGGTTATTAATTTTTGGGTTGCCGCTATTAGCTCCGTATCCACCAAAAAACATTCCATACACAGTTGATGGAGGATTAGGCCAAGAATTTACATTCTTGTATTGAGTAGTTAGGCTCCATACGCCCTGAAAATTGGGCATTATTGAAGTCCTCCATGAACGTTAGAGCATCCAGTAGCTGCCGTTGCTTGGGTCAAATTTCCGAAACTAGTGCCGTTGCCTAGAGTTGCTATTGTTACCTTTTCCATTGAGGCAGAAGTGTCACCCGCGAATACTGCCGTAATATTATTTGAGGCCCCACTGCTATAACCTTGTCTATTAATGGTTAAATCGCCGAAATCAGCGGCATTCCCGGCTGTCGCAATTGTGATGTAATCTATATTTTTTATAGCACCCCCCGAGTAACCGCCTGCAAACAATCCTCTTGTACTTGAGGAAGCACCCATTGTGTCGTAATAACTTTGAGTTCCATCTCCGAAATCAGTAGCGTTTCCGGTTGTCGCTGTTGTGATGTATTCTATGATATTACCAGAACTTGTCTTAGTAACACCCCTTGTAGGGGAAGCAAGCCCGCCACTTTGACCATTAGCAACTGTTGTATCTCCGAAATCAATAGCATTCCCGGTTGTCGCAATTGTGACGTAATCTATGACGTTTGAAGCACCGGAGGTAGGATAACCACCACTAAAACAACATCTAGTTGAATTTCCAACAGAAGACCCCGCCCACCTAGCAAGAGTTAAATTGCCAAAGTCCGTTGCATTCCCAGCGGTCCCGAATGTGACGTATTCTATGAGGTCTATACCAGCATTAGCGGGACTATCTGAAGCGCTGTTTCTAAAGGTAGAGATAACTGCTCTAGTGGCAGAACCCTGTGATGCCGTTGCCCTTACAATCGAAAGATCACCGATGTCGGTGGCGTTTCCAAGACTCGCAAAGGTTATTTGGTTTATCGCACTAACGCCAGTCCCGTATCCGCTGAAAAACAATCCATAGGGTGTGGGTGCGGCTGCAGGAACAACAGCCGCGCTTGCATCGCTAGGAGAGGACCAGCCAAACGCATTGATAGCCCACACGTTAAAAGTGTAACTTGTAGCTCCGGTTAAGCCAGATACAGTAATTGGGGACGCAGAGCCAGACGATCCTATTCCATCATTTGACTGCGCTCTATATCCAGTAATAGCAGACCCGCCAACATTTTCGGGAGCGGTAAAACTAACTACCACCTGTTCCTCACCAGAAGCGCCAGAAACACCTGTGGCTGGATCGGGTGCTTTTATACCGTCTTGGCCTATGAAGCCGCCTGTATTTTTAGACATTATAGTTTCCTATCAGCTAATTTCTTCATAGCTAATGATCACTTCAAGATCACTTGCCGTTCCAGCAGTTGCCGTAATAGAACGATCTTCCTCAAGATAAACTGCCGTGTTCTTGTCTAGCGCAACTATAGAAGCTTTTGCAGGGACAGTAACCTCGCTCATAATGGAGTAAGCTGTGCCACCGCCAGCAGCGGCGCTGTGCATGTCTATAGTTACAGCACAGGCGTTTGATCCATCTACGTTAGCGACTTGGATCATGTTGATCTTAAAGACCTTACTGCTAGATGCAGCGTTGCTTACCAGCGCTGTGGCGTTAGTTGAAGTAAGTGCGATAGTGGCGGATTTGCCTATAATCGTGCTTACATTTACAATATTTGGTGCAGCCATTTTCTAGCCTCCTTTATCCAAAGACGATTGCCATTGCAATGGCTTTACCTGTTGATATACCAGAACTATTAGTCGCAAAACTGATAGTGCCGCTTCCGTTAGTTACTAAAGTTTGACCGCTTGTGCCGTCCGCTGTCGGCAAAGTAAGGGCAGTAACGAAACCTTGAAGGTTTGCATCGTAAGCAAGATAGTCCGCCGTGTTAAATGCTTTTACCTGTGCTAGATTTGTGACCTCACTGTCCATAAGTGCGCCAGCGGCGGTTACATTGGTCGCGTCTGTAACGTCAGCCGCAGCCTCAATGCCATCTAGTTTTGTGCCATCTGTAGCAACATCCCTACCGTCAAATGTAGAGTTGGTAGTGATAGCACCTGTCATAACCCCGCCACTGAGGTTTAGCTTATCTGCTTCATTAGCAAGCTCAATCCAAGCGCCAGCATGGGCATAGTAACCTTTTCCCGTGGCATGTACGTGGGCAAACATGCCGTGGTAGGTAGTGGCGCTAGGTAGGTCAACTAGGTTTGCATACATATTAGCAAACAAAACCTTATTGCCATTACCGTCTATGTCACCAGATAGGGTTCCACCGGCCTTGGGTAAAGCTGCACCAGCAGTGATAGTAGTGCTGGAAAGGATGGCATCTCTGACAGCAATATCCACACCGTCAAACGTTGAGTTGGTAGTTATGGCCCCCGTCATAGCGCCACCAGTTCTGGGCAACGCTGCATCAGCGGCAGTTCCTTGTGACGCAACAGCGTAGTCACCTATGGCTGTAAAAGCCGCTGTTCCAAGATCAGATGTCTTGGCTAAAGGGAAACCACCAGCAGTTGACCCGTCATGAATGACCGCAACGTCCTTATCTGTATCGACAGTAACTTCGCCCAAAGCGCCAGTAAACGAGGCCGTTTGCGTTGTAGTGCCTCTTCGTAGTTGAATTTGCCGTGCCATCAGACCAGACCTCCATAATCATCCGTTAAAGTAACTGCGCCAGTGATAAGACCGTAATCTAAGGAAGCATTGAGATCGTCAGCCAAAACAGTAAGGAAAACTTCCGCACTTCCCGACAAATTTATAGCTGATCCTGAACTACTGCTTTGAAGAACTATTCTAGTCATTGTTCCAGCACTGCTATTGAAGACACCAGAGCCAATTTCCCAATAGTCTGCATCTTCTATAGTATAACGAACTGTATCGCCATCAGATACACTGCCATCAGAAAATGTTTGAAATCCAGCGACAGCGGAACCAAGAGTTATAGTCCCGGTTCCGGTTGTCGATGTTACAACTTTTACTCTATTTGCAAGCGTCACCATAGTCAGTCACCTTATGCAATTTGAAGAACGCCATTCGCCGCTGAGAAGTCTACAGTCAAACTATCGCCATCATTTAGCGTCAACGATGATCCGTAGTCATAGTATCCTATCAGTGGGTCAGCAGGAACCGTAACTGTGTCATCATAAATATAAACATATCTAAAGGGACCAGTGGCTCCTCCAGTGGATGTAAGTGTGATGTCAGCCAAAACCAACTTATAAGTTCCACCAGATTGGGTTGACGAAGATGTCGTCACATCCCTAGTAGATAGATTTGTATAAGTAATCTGAGTTACGTTTGCTAGAACACCATTGCCATCAGTGGATGGGTTGCTAGACTCTGAAGCTAGTGCAGTATTGGACAGTGCAACAACGACCTGATCGCTGGCTAAGTCCATATTGTGAACAGCGTTCACAACGAAATCGTTCACTTTATTAAAAGTCGCCATGATCGGCCTCCGAAGTTTATGTTAGCGTATACCCGTGCAATCTAGCACAAAGGCTCTAGGTAGTAAATCACTAAGGCGATATAGGCCAAAGTGGGCTTTTGGGGTCAGTTGTGTTGGCTGGAAGGTCAAGAAGGGATTGACGGTAATCAGCGTACTCTTGCTGTTCTTCCAAAGTAAGGCCAGCCCATCGTAGGGGGTTACTTACAATAGGGTCAACCATGTCTCTCAAAAGAGCATCTCTTTCGGCCCTTAATTGCGCCCATGATAAAGTCTCGTCCCAAACCCACTGCTCTGTGTCTTTGTCAAAGTCCACTGGATAATATGGCTTTTCAGGAAACGCTCTTATCTGATTATTTTTAACATAATGAAGATCATCTGGATAAGAACCCTCAACATAGGTTTCACCCTCATTTATATTTAACAGAAGTGTTTCTTCCGTGACTGTTAGAAGAGATACTATCTCCTCTGCATTAAAGACTGTGTAAGTCTTCATCGCTTTAACTCCACATAAGATATTGAGGGGTAGAATAGAATTGTTCTTGCAGTATTACCACCAACATTCTGAACCTTCAATGTATAGGTATGATACCCCATGCCGGGGCTGTCTAATTTAGCAAGAACCATAGACGGAGAATTAAAACCCCCTACCAGCGAACCATTAAAGCCAGTAAGAACGGAGCCACCTCTATACATTACGAAATTGAAACTTCTGTATTCATTAGCCGCAGTAACCGGGGTATTATTTGAGTGCGAACAAGACATAGTCCCCAAGATTTGAGCAGGCGCGCCTGAGTTATAAACTGTTAAACTTACAACAGTTGTGTTCGCTGTATTGGTATACTGTAGGATTATGCTCGACGATCCCTGTGCAAACTGCGGGAACGTGACCATGTTATTGCCAATTTTAGCAGTAGAGATAGCAGCATCTTGGATTTTAGCTTGAGCAATAACAGCGTTATTGATCTGGGCTGAACTAGTAATGATACCAGAGGAAGCAATAAGCCCACCCGTTATTGTGTTGGCAGTAATTTTGTTGCCAGTAATGCTACCAGCAGCAATTTTAGACGCTATTACTGCACCCGCAGCCAGCTTTGGCGTTGATATAGCATTATCAGCTATTTCTGTTGTAGTAATTGATCCGGGGCCGGGGATAGTAGCACTGGCTTCCCAAGCCGTTCCAGTCCAATTATACAGCTTCGCGTCAGTGGTATTAAATACTTTTTCACCCGTAAATGCACCAGATGCCGGAAGGCTAGAAACATCTTTAATCGCATACAGCCCTTGATCCCTGAATAACTGGTATATGCCATTAGCAAAGTCGGCATCATCAAGATATGTAGTTGTAGCATTAACCCCAGAGGTGAATGCGCTTGCATTCCCGCTGTAATCAACAGATTTAAGAAAATAGTATCTGGTCAGGTTTAGCCCAAGGTTAGTTCTCTGAAAGGTATTGCCAGCGGAAATCCCGACCTTTGTCGCCCCCGCGCTTGTATTGGTAGTGTTTTCGTAAACCTCGACATAGTTAAAATCTGAATTGGTCGGGTTAGTCCAATCAATAGTAATATATCCGAAATGTCCGCTTGCAGTAATTGCAGTAGGCAAACCGGGAGCAGTAACATCTCCACCACCAGTAAATGAAACCGTGGCATAAGACCCAGAAATTCCACCAATGCTGACTGCACGAACTCTGAATGTGTATTCTATATTGTCAACCAGAGGCGAAAGCTCAATGGTGTTTTCTGTAGTTGTAGTGCTGGCATATACGCTATCGGAAAGGGCTTTCCACTCAATTTCATAATAAGCCAGAAACGAACTCGACACGGCATCCCAAGATAAGATTGCTGAATTAATAAACGTGCCATCACCCTGAGTGCGACCTCCACCGGAAGCAACCAGATTGGTTATTGCAAGCCCAGCGTTGGGATCAGGTAAATTTGTATTATTATCAATAATTGCTGTTTCGTTGGATGTCCAAGAGAAAGCCGCCTCGGATGTCTCTTGCAGCGTCAAGTTTACCCTTAGATCGCCGGCGTCTTGGTTAGATGAGAACTTCCAACCGACTACCTCAAACTCTTTTTCATTAAAGCCATATCTTGCATTCGTAAAGGCAATGATGTCGCCAACCTCAACATTGAAAGCCTCAAGCCCAAAGTCAGCACTTAAAGCCATTTGCTCACGGCTTCGGTAAAGGGTCATCTTGGCAATGCGCTGCGCCGTTGCCGCGCTGGTCGTAAATGGCAATGGCAAGTCGAGCAAAAGCTCATCTCCGCCATCTTCAGTTTTAAATACAGTGCTTTTTATTGATGGGTAGTCGGCAGTAATAAAGTCAGCTTCAGAGTCATTAAACGTACCAGTGACCCCATTGAAGCTATCCCTCATAGTCGTGCGGGTGCTTAAATTGATTGGGCCTCTAAGATCATTTAAAGTTAAAGTTTTAACTGGTGCAGTATATGCGCCAACCTTTAATTTCCAATAACCCGAACCCCAAAACAACGTGCCAGCGCAAGCGGTAGACATTTTGCCCAGCACGTCACCTATAGGTGAGCTTGCTTTCACAATGCCGTTGATCGTGTATCTCTTCTCAGTGCCGCCCGCTGATAGGGTTACATCTTCGTCGCTCTCATTGGCCGCCGCCGAAAACACTACATCGTCAATTGCGCTATCATTCATTCCGTATTCGCTAGTGATGAAATCACGCATACAAAGCGCCGCGTTGTTGCTGTAAGCCGTTGAATTTGTTCGTGGGTCGTATACTTTTTTTCCTTTAACTATAGCGGTGACTAATGGGACGCCATTGGCAAACACGTTTGCATCATATTCATATCTTACATATAGATAAGCTATTCCGCTCCCTATAAAGTTAGCGGTCAGAGCATTTGCCCCGGTAAGCTCTGACTCGCTCAAAAGATCAGCAGGTGCTGCCGTCTGGCTCCCATCAAATTTCTCAATGCGCACCCCAGATGCACTTGCCCCGCCGCTTATCACCCATTCAGAGGTAGTAACGAACCCGCTACTATCAAGCGTAACAATCTGATCGTTGATATAAATGTCGCCAATCTCTTGAACTTCATGCGATGCCAAAACGATTATCTGGTGAAGAAACTTGTTTTCGTCCCCAGTTGACTCATAAAAAGTTACAGTCCCGCCCTTGCGAACCTGACCATATACAAAATCAGCAGAAGCTGTCGCGTCTCTGGCGTTCACCAAAGTTCCCTGCGATCCAAAAGACGAAAAATCAGGCTGGGGAAATAGGGCTGATAGCGCCCATGATGTGACGGCACTGATGGCGAGATATGTTAAACCAATGATAATATAAGTGCCGATAGTGCCAGCCCCAACCGCAGCGGCAATGGCGGTCCCGATGCTGATTGGATCGCGCGGGGCTTTATCCCAATCATCCCAATTATTGACGGTGTAGCTTCCAAGTTTATACTTCATGTTTTAATCCAAGCTCCGTCGATATCGTCCAGCGGTAGGTATATCACACCAACCTTGTCCAAGAAAGCGCACTTGCTGCCTGTGCAAATGCCTATTGCAACGCCCGTGACCCACTTGCGGGCCTTCTTGGTCGTTACCAGCGCACCCAGCGGCGGGACGCAGTCAACGCGCTGCAATCTCTTATCCACAGCTTTGCCAAAATCAGAACAACGGAATTCACGCATTAGCTCATTACGCCGCATAGGGCGATCATTAACCATATAGCGGCTCAACCAATCATCGGCCCAGCCTTCACCGTACATCGCCGTAAAAGCGTCATTGGTAAACGTTAGGCAGTCATGTTGACCCCATACGAAAGGCTTGCTCTTTACGGCCTTCAAATAGGCGTTGAGATGCTCCCGTGGACCCATCAGCCAGAATTAACCTCACGGCCCCAAACAATGTCACGATCTTGCAAGTTGGAAACGTAAGCAAAGAAAGTGTCGCTGCTATACCGAGATTTCTGGCTCTCATTTGTGTAGCGCCAGTTTGATGCTTTTTCCAAACGGATTAATTTGCTCTCAACTTTCAGACTAATGACGCTGGTTTCTCCGCCATCCTCAATGGTCATAACATCCATCAAGCCGCTAAACACCTCGATTGGCGTGCTAGTGTCAGTAGTCCCAAAGTATACTTTGCAAACTCTGCGCTGATAAGGCTCTTGCAAAGCCAAAGACACCAGTGTGCTAGACACACCAGAAAGCTGCAAGGTGACGCTTTTAGCCGACAGGTCATTAACTTCGTCCAAGCCAGTTATAGAAAGCAAGTTTCCAGTGCCAATATAAGTGTCACCGCTTATCGTCCGATCACCGTACCCGGTCCAAAAGCGAACAGGCGCACTGTCGAAAACCATCTCAACCGCGTAAAACGGGAGAACTTCAGGCTGACTAAGTGCGGTCAGCAGGGATGCTGGTGTGCTTCTGGTCATAGTACCTCCATCGCGGCAAACGTAATGCCATAGATGCTGGCCTCATTTACCGACCACGATTGCTGGTTTGATGACAGCCGAAAAGCTCCAGCCGCGCTAGTTAGATCGGCAGATACGCTTGACTGTGCAACCCTTAAAGCTGGCCATATTTCCAACGTGCCTGATCCACTTTGGTCTTGCAGAACCTTGTGAAGCCTTGCGTTGACGCCGGAACCTAACTGGATGTAATCACCAGCGAGCAAGGTTCCCGTCATCGCCGTTGTCACGCTGCTATCGCTAGCGGAACCTGTAATAGCAGCCGCCGTTGCTGTGCCTCTGGGCGAACAGGCAATTGGGTCGTTTAAAAGAAACGTGCCAAACTGCCCGCGCAAACTTACCAGAAACGCAATCCATTGCTCTGCATCTGATCTGCGCATCGGCGGCAATGTAACATCAGCTTGCCAAGTTTGCCCAGAGTAAGCGTGAGCCTGACCCGCAAATGTAAATGGACTTTGACTGTATGCCACCGCGTTGATAGCAGTAAACTCAACGCTTCTGATGCGAGTATTAGTCGGCAAGCTCAGAGGATAACTGATGCTCATGAGAACGCCCTTCCATATGATCCGCCGCGCAGCCTTGCGTCAACAACCGCTGATTTCGCGCTATCTGCGATTTGAGGCATTAGAGATTTTATCTCCGCGCGTACAGTTTGTTGTACACCAGTGGAAACATTGATAGTCTGATTAATCGTGACGCCACCACCGCCGCCGCCCACAGCCGCCTTAGACTGTGATACACTCAACACGCGGCCAGCACTGGATGGGACAAACAACTCGCGGCCATGTTCTCCGGTGACATAAGGCTGACCAGCTTGAACCGCGCCGCCGGATGCCACGCCGCCAATGCCTGTCATGGCTCCAAATATTGATCCAAGAATGCCGCCGCCGCCAGATGTAAAACTGCCCACCATTTTCTGCACGACCAGAACCCGGTAAAGTTCCTTGATAACGTCAGCAGCCATTGACCTGAAGGCGTCCTTGGCCGACATCGTGCCATCAACCATTGACATAAATGCCTGCTCCATGCTGCTTTCTACCATGCCCATAGTGTCTTCAAGCGTTTCGGCGTCAAAGCCAAGTTGTTGAAGTAATGGTGAAGCCTCAATCATCTTGTTGAGCATATCAACGTATGCTTCTCTTGCAAGTTCAGCCGCTGATCTCAAGTCTTTGGTGGCGGCTGTAGCTGCTTTGACCGGGTTTAGAATGCGGCTGGCAGCAATAGCAGCGGCTTCATAGGCTTCGCCAAGTCTTTTGGCCTCCTGAACAAACATAGGTCGGTCTTGAAGCGTGCCATCTTTTTTGTATGGGGCGGTAATGGATGTTATAAGGGCCTGCTTTTCAGCTTCTATGCGCTCTCTCTCGGCAGCTTCAGCACTTATGCCGCGAAGCCGAGCCTGCTCACGCACCTCTTCTGTTTGCCTAAATGCTATAGAAAGAGCGTTCTGGGCCGCCGTTTCAAGCTCCCTAGCTGCTTCAGCGTTTTCATCGAATGCGCGATTAGGGCCAGCAGACAGCGCAAGGGCAAGTGCGGAGGCTGCGTTGTTATAATTTTCTATAACACTTTCGTCTATCAGACCCGGGACACTACCGTCTCCAGATAGTCGGGCGTTTTTAAGCTTGTCATATGCCCTAAACATAGCCTGAAGTTCTTCTTCTACATAACCAGCAGCCACGCCTTGGTCGACTAATGATTTAACAAATCTGTAATTTGCCGTAGTTTCGCCCACCCCGTTTTCACTGAGTTCATTAATATTTTTAACTACATCACCGATCCTAGACGCCAATCCCGCAATCTTTTCAGTAGCGCCTACAATTAATGGCGCAAGGTTAATCAATGCGCTCGAAAGGTTTGCGTCAATAACTCTGGACATCAAATCAAGTTGGTCTTGAGCGGCTTCTGCGTTTCGGATCAAATCTTCATCAATTACAACGCCAAGCTCACGCGCTTCTTTGCGCATGTTAGCCATACCATCTGCGCCTTCGCGCAGGAGGTTAATCATCGGTGCGCCGCTACGCCCAAAAAGCTGGGTTGCCGCAGCGGTTTTTTCCATAGGGTTTGGAAGTTTGTTAAGTTCAGTTGCGATAACCCCAAGCGCATCTTCTAAGCCCATGTCAATCAAGTCTCTGGCGTTCAAGCCTAAAGTCTTTAACCCATCCTTCGCCGTGCCAAGACCCATTGCGGCCTCTGCCAATCCTTTGCCTAGCTTCTCAATACTCTTGTCAAGTTCATCAGATGTCACGCCAGAACTTTCGGCCACCGTGCGAAGTTCTTGGAGCGCATCTGTGGTAATGCCGATCTGGTCGGCTGTCTTACCGATGTCGTCTAGTTTTTGCGTAACATTCTTAATTCCAGAAACAACTGCTGTAGCGGAAAACGCCGCAGCGGCAATCTTGACGGCAGCGCCAAGTTTACTGAATGCTTTTGAAGTTGAACTAAGATTTTTATTAGTTGTCTTTGCAAACCGCTCAACGCGCTTTTGGCTTCGATCCATTGCGCGTGTAAATTCTTTATCCTTCGCTGACAGGATAATGTTTAACTGTTCCGCACTAATCGCCATCTACTCGCCTCACCAAATCTTTGTAATCAGTCGAGGTCATCGCGCCTACGCCAGCTTCTTTTGGCGAATGTGCGTCAGACCATCCCTGAAATACGATCCAAGTATCTTTGGGGATCATATCACGAATTTCATCTGGCCGTAAACCAATCACAATGCCATTCGCAATCATAGCGCGAACATTCAATCTGTCGGGCCTATGACCTCCGTCTTTTTTTTTACCTTTTCGTCACCAACGTCAGGCATAAAGGCAACGCCCAAAACCGCTTGCGCGATCTGAAACAGCCTCATTAAATCTTCAGGCGTACATTTTGAAATGACTGCATCAGCTTCAGCGTCTTTCATTCCACCGCCGACCAAGCCAAGCGCAAGAATATCACGAACCTCTTTGCTGCTTGGTTTAGTGCCTCGCCCAAAGAACCCTTCCCAGAGGTCAAAGATGCCCCGGTGCTGATCCTCAAAACGCTCAATCTCACGATTGCGAAGTTTGAAAGAGTAGGAAGCATCGCCGATTGTCTCGACGATGCCCCCACGTTCTGCTTTGGCAGTTATTGCCATTATGCGGCTGTGAACGTCACTGCGCCATTACTCTCAAGCGAGATAGAGTAAGTAACGCCGCCTTCAGTTTCTCCACCGAATTCCAGAGATGCAATGCGGAATGCGCCAGCATATGTGCCAAAATCAGGAACAACAACTTGCATGTTCACGTTATTGTCAGCGGCCATCGCCACTGTGTTCATGCGTGCTTCTGCCACGCTGTCTTCAAAAAATCCATCGCCAGAAAGGCTAACATTTTTTAATCCAGCTAGTGTTGCCGTAAACAAAGCGCCTTCGGGCGCTGTGCAGTCGGGGGTTGTCACATCAATCGAAGAGTTGTTGATTGTCAGTGATTTTGAATTTAAGCCGCAAAGGTTTGTGAAAACCTCTGGCGATGCCGCGTCACCGATTTTGACCAGCAGGGCGCGTCC